CTCGCATGTCCATTAATAATCTGCCAGGATGAATATTGCTTAATCTAATTTTTGCATTTCTCAATAAAGAAGACTTATCTTTTCTTGCTCTATTAATAACATATTCTTGTACGTTAAATTTACTGTTTAATATAGCATACTTTATGTAAGCATATAAATATTCTTCAAACAGCTTGTTTACTGAAACTTTAGAATCATCTCCGTTTTCCATCCCGTCTGAAATATACTCTAAAACGCAATTTTCATTAAGCATTGTGGAATCAAAATTTATAACACCAGCCTGCTTATCTATCCTAAAGGTTGGGTTTATATTTGCTGTTTCGGTATTTAAACCATAACGCGCCCCGATAGTATAATCAGCATACCAGTTTGCTTCAGTATCTGGGGGGACTTGTTCGTCACTATTCTCTTTGTTTAAATATATACTTTTTTGTTGGCCATTTAACCTTTCAGTGTCTAAGGTAGAAGTGTCTGTTACAACAGTGCCATCGGAGTTAAAAGTGAGAGTCCCGCCAGTTCCTTGCAAATAAGATTGAGCAGAGTTAACTTGAATGTTTTCGTTGAGTGGTCTAAGCCACCCGTCTTTATACAATGATAGTCTAATCCAGTTTACATAATCACTGGGAAGGGTAAATATTAAATTATCATAAACAGTAAGTTCTAAAGCTTTTACTTCTTTAAAAGCATCATAGTTTAATTCTTGGATGCCTCTTTTTGCGTGAAACAATATCTTATACCTTTCTTCGTTATTTATCAAAGAGTGGTTTCCTTGATACATAAGCTCAAAATTGTTTACAATATCCTCCAAAGAAACATATTGATATGACCCCCAATTAGTGTTTGTGGGAGCTACACCTGCATTATCATAGTATTGGTATTGAGATAAATATGCCATCTTATTGTTCTTGTGTTTCTTGTTGTTCTAATCCTTGGCCAAACTGAACTGTACTTATTTCTCTTATAGATAAACCAGCGTATTGTAATATTCTGGCCACTAAATTATTTACATCATCTTCAGGCAATTCAAAATCTTGAAAATCAGATTGTGACTGGTCAAATAATGGCTCTCCTCCCGACAAACTTATGTAAGTCCACTTAGGGTCTTTAGGGTATCTTATGTATTGGGATACCACCCTGCCTACTTTGTTTATTTCATTGGGATACAACGTTAATGAGCTGCTCTCTAAAGTATATGCTGGAAAAGTTACGTTAGGTGTTGTTAACATAGACTTATTTAGCATAGTTATCTTACTATGAGTGACGGGCTCTGCTTCGTTTTTTAAGTCTGATGGTCTGTATATTGCATATGTAAGAGGAGATGTATTTAAGAGCGCTGGAGAAACCTCTAATTGAGTATTGCTTGTTATGTTGGTTACTGTCAAGTTAGATACATTAGCTGCGTTAATTATTACTGAGACAATATCTCCTACCGCAACGCCATCTGTTTGAAAAGTACCAGATGAATCTATTAACGCATTTGCTCCGCTTATTCCAGTGGTAGTGCCTGATGAAATAACTTTACTGTATATTAATATTTTATTTAAAAGATAATAATCTGAGCCAGTAGTGGAAGAAGTGGGTACAGTATATATATTAGTGCTTGCGTTAGCTAAAGTTCCTGTTACAGAAAACGTATCTATAACCTCTTCATACCCTTTTTTAATATCAGCATATCCAGTTCCTGAAACCCTGGCATTTTCTTTATTAATTTGACTATTATATGAAATAAAATATTCGTCAAAAATATCTAATTGTGCTTGTTTAGCAAAAAGATTAAAATCAGCTGGAGATATATACCCGTAATTATTCTTATTCAGTATCGCTAAAACTGTATTTCTAACAGCATTTATCATCACTTACTTTTTGTACAAAGATAAGCAAAAAAAAAGAGGTCATTAAATTTGACCTCTCTTCAAAACCTACTAAAAGATAGTTTAGATAGTAGCTACAGCTACGCTTGTAAACACTAATCCTCCATCTTTGGATACTGGGGTAGCAACCTCAGTCCATTTAGATTGATTTGCAGTTACTATAGCAGCGTTAACATTTTCTCCAAAACCTGAAGTTAAGCTTGTTCCAGTAACAGTAAATTTGTGGCTTCCGCCTTTTAGAAAAATTGTTCCAGCAGTTGAACTTGTAGTTTCTGCATAAAGAATGTCATCAACAGCAAGATGGACATTTCCATCACTAGCTGTATCGAATGTAATATATTTTGCCATGTTAAAAAAATTATGGGTTAAACAAAGGACAAAGGTACTAATTATTTAGTAGTCATTTTCTAGCACTGCCTCTAGCATCTTTAAATGCTCCAGTCCATCATCGCTCTGGAGATATGACGAAACAATATAAAGGGGGTCTTCACCGTAAGGAACGGTTAGCATCTTTTTCTTGTTGTTTGTGGTATTAAACCACACCTCTTTTCTTTTGTTTCTAAAACTTAATAATGACTTATCAAAAAACAGTTTTACTTTTGATTGAAGTTTTAGCATAGGGTCGTTCACCATCTTCATAAAACCAGAAGGGTCTCTTTTAACGTATATTAAAATATCTCTACGAAGCTCTGCTGTAGTAACTCTTGAAGTGTCAATACCCAACAAAACTCTTCCAATATTTTCTACTTGAGATATAGTAAGCTTTCGCGCTTCAATAAGCGCATCAACTTCTATGTTAAATTGATTTACCTCTTCAGCTGCATCTTTTTCTTCGTTTACCTCAATAAATTTTTTCCCATTTAAAGGGTGGTAGTGCAAAAACTCTTGTAAAACTGGGTTGTTTTTAGGCACTCTTAAAAATCCGTCTTCAAAAATAACGGGCTCCATAACAACGTTTCCGTCTTGTTCATCTTCAAAAGGTGACTTTTGATTACGAGCGTACCTAAGAGTTCTGTTTGTTCCTTGGGACTCATCAAAATATAAAAGGGGAAATCTTCTAGAGTGTCTAGTTGGCAGCATAAAAGATAAAGGTGCTGCGTTTCTGGTAAGCTTGTAGACTTTGTCTACGAATGTTTTATTTTTCATTATGTAAAATTAAATTAGATTTAAAAAAAAGGGAGGCTGTTACACCTCCCTAATGTAATACTACTCTTGGAATAAGAAGAAGTTGTTTGCACCTAAAGTACATACAGCTCTCTCAGACAAGAAGTTGACCTCCATAGCATCTAAGCTTGAAGTAGCAGCTCCGCCAGCAGAACCTGTAATCCAGGTTTTGTAACGTCTGTCTTCAGTTTCAGAAGCTCTGTAACGAACATGAAGGAATGGTCTCTTAGCGTTTTTACCAAGGATTTGGTCATAAACAGTAGTTGAACCAGCAGGCACTAATAGTCCGTTTACACGGCCTGAGTTAGCTCCAGTTGGTAGACCACCTCTCATTGTTGGGTCGTTTAGATATTTCCAGTCAGACTTGTAAAAGTCATAACCTCTTCTAAATCCTGTAAATCCAAGGTTTAGAGCCATATCTTTATCGTTGTCAAATAGTCCATATGAAGTACCACCAGCTCCGTAAGAGTTTTGGGCGGCCAACATATCATCTATGTCAAAGCTAAAGTCTCTGTCAACGAAAATTACATTTTCCTCTATAGAACCTTGTTTGTCTAGTCTTGAAATGATAGCATCAAAATCAGCTAATGTGGTTGGATTTCCTCCACCCCATACATTTCCTCTATTTTCTACCGAATAGAAAATACCTTCAGACCCTTTGTTTCCTACATCTCCTGTAGCAGCAATTGCTCCTGAGCCAGTTTCAGCAGGAACTGCTTCAATCATTGCAGTTTCTAGATAGTCGTCAAAACGCAATCTAGTTTCGTGCTCAGACTTTAAATACCATAGGTATCCAGTAGCTCCATTTTCTGTAGTAACCTCTACCCATCCAATCTGGGCCATATCCGAACCGCTAACAGCATATTTATCTTTAATGATAATAGGAGAGTTAGAGAAGATAGTGTCATCAGCCTCTAAAGAGCCTGACATTCCCACTGTTCCTTTCTTAAACTCAGAACCATAAATAAATACTGTTCTTGTTAGTCCAGTTCCACCAACTTGTCCGCCAGCTTCGTAGTAAGCAACATCAAAAGTTCCGTTAGCAGTACTAACAGCGGTAACGATACCTTTGTTCATTCCTGAACCAGCATTGTCAGAAATAACAACTGTTTGTCCTACTCTTACTGCAATGCTTCCAGTACCTGGTACAAGAGTATCACTAACTGTAATAGTTGCAGTGTCAGAAGCAGCTGCTGCTCCCGATGCACAATTGGTGTATTTAGTGTGTAATCTTCCTTGCTCAGCCCATTTGATAAGGTCAGAGTTAGAAGGCATTTCGGCCCCTACCATTCTTAGAAATCCAGAAATAGTACGATTGCCATATCTTTCAAATTCTTTTTCATAAGTATCAGGTAGATACTGATTCAAGAAATCAAAAGTAGTGATGTAATTTGAAGCCAAGGGGACTTGTTCCGCACTTGGTTGTAAAGCAAACCCTGGGGTTGCTTGAACTGCTCCAGCCATAATGTTAAATTTATTTTTTTGTTATACTTCTTATTTTTAGGCCTCTGCCCGAATCAGAGCTGACTGACCTTATTTTCATCCCCCCTTTATTAGTAGCCTCTGGAGCTCTACGCTCACTCATGTTTATGTTTTTAGTTTTGCGTAAAACATCTTCAGTGGCTTCTGATTTGCCTTGTTCGTAAAAGAACTTAGCAAATTTATCAGGGTTCATTGCAATTGCTAAAGCTCGGTGATATCCAGGCGCATCTTTTACAAAACCTTTTTCATCCAAATACTTTGTTATAAAGTTCATGGGTGTTTCTTGATTTTTTTTGATTGCCTCTCTATCTCCAGGTGAGAACGTTATTGTTTTATCGTCAAGCACGAAATCAAAACCTTTGAAATCATTTGAAAACACTTCGTTAGTCTTTTTCAAAAACCAACTGCGTTTAAGTTCGCTCTCCTTTTCTTGAGACTTAGCAGATTCTAAGTATTGCCTATATTCAATTAATTCTTCATTAGCTTGAGAATCAACAGCCGAACTTGACTCAAGGGGCTGCTTATACAATTCTTTTTGCTCGTTAAAGAATTTCTTTGCTTTAGCAATAGTTCTTTTCTTTGCAAGTTTTACTTTTTTAATAACCGATTCTTCATCTATTTCTTCATCATAAGAATAATCATCCATTAATGAATCAATATCTTCAGGGTCTAACCCCTCTCCCTCAGTTACTGTTAAGTATTCTCTTAGCAAAGAGTCAGGATTCATAGAGTTAAAGTCTTTTTGCAAACGCACATAGTCTTCAATTCCTCTTCCTGTTTCTTTTTTATACTTAAAGTAAGCGGCAACATCTTCGGGCAACTCGTCTGTAGTTTCCCGTTCAGTCATTAATTCATCAAAAGAATTAATTTGCTTACCGTATCTTTCTCCAATATATGTAAGAACTTGGTCTTCCGAAAGCTCAGGTGTTATCTCCTCAACTTCTTCTGTTTTTACTTCCTCTTCTTGTACTTCAGGAGTGTCGTTAACAACACTCTCCTCTGGTGTGTCTAAATCTAAAGCGGTCTGTGTTGACTCGGTTTTTTCTTCAGATACATCCTCATATTTTTGTTCGTGCTTTTCTAAAAGCTCTTGCTCAACTTCTTGAACAGATTTTTGTTCAGGCGTGTCTAACGCTCTTACTTTCAATTCCATTAGATATAATTTAGATTACAAAGTTATTAAAAATATAAATGCAGTTTTTTGCATTACCTGGGCTCAAATTCAGCTAAATCAAAGCCATCTAGACTATCTTCATTTGACTCAAACCTTTGAGGTGGAAGATTGTTTTTCCGCTGAGATATTAATTTTGATTGTTCTGAGTTTTGCTGACTTATTCTATCGCTTTTAGCTTGCTCTCTAGCCCCTTCTCTCAAAGCTAAAGATTGTTCACTAATATCTCTAAGTTGAAGATTATAGTTAAACTCTTGTTGCATCAATTGAGCTTTAAGCGCTGCTTCATTTTTATTCTTCTCGATTTCAAAAGCAACTTCAGCTTGTTTGACTTTCATTTTAGATTCGCCCTCAAGCTGTATTTTTTGAAGAGTTAACTGCGCAGCCATCTCTTGAGCTTTTAATTGCTGTTGCGCTGTCATGGCTTGTTTTTGCATAGCCATCTTTTCGTCTCGCTCTTGCTTAGCAATTCTTTTTACTTTTAAAAGTTGGTTGGCAAGCTTTAAGTTTTTAATCTCTCTTATGTCTATAGCATCTTCTAGATTAATATCTCCTTTTGATAAAGCCATCTGAATGTTTTGTTCAAGCATAGCTTTTTGTTCTTCGTCAGGAGACAGCTCAATAAACACCCCAAAGTCATAAATATACAAGTCAGATATTTCCCCTAGTATACTTACATTGTATTTACCTATCTTGTTTATAAAGTCATCTTTAAAATCGGCATACTCTAGTATATCTGCAATTCTATATGTTAAAGCTTCTGCTAAGGTTCTATAGATATAAAGACTTCCATCTAAAATATGTCTAGTAGCGGTATTAGAGTTCAACGCTGCAAGCTTTTGAACACCAACTAAAGCGTTAGGGTCGGGTGTACTACCGTCTCTCGCTTCATTTAAGCCTGTTACAGAGCGTATCATGTCTAAGTAGTGGTTATAGTTACCTATAAGCATTTGCGTCTTAGAGGCTCCTGAATTGCTTGTAAGTTGTTGTATTGGAACCTTACCTTGATTATACTCTCCTTCTTGAGTGTAACTTCTTCCCACGACACTACCAGTTTGAAAATACAAACGCAAAGCGTCTGAAGGGTCATAGGCCGCTCCAGTGCCTAGGTCTACCTCATTTAACCCATCTGCATCTATATATACCCCGTCAGGAACTGTTCTTGCAATTACCTGTTGCAGCTTTAAATGGGTTATTTGTATAAGGTCAGCAAAAGGTATCATTCTTCTTACTAAAGACTCAATAACTCCTTTATACATTCTAGGAGCTACAGCTACATAGTTTGGTAAAGCATGCTGAGAAGAAGACTTAGGTCTAACCATATTCTTGGCTAGCTCCCATTTTAAAAGTATATTGGTTCCCATAACCATTATCCCTTCATACCAAACATCAATTGTTTTTTCTATCTTTTCAAACTTACCTTCTTCCAGCATCTCATCAGGTGGATTAAAGGTGTCATCCTTTTCAATCATTTTAGAACCGCCACCTTCAAGAATCCTTTTCTTATAAACCATCTTTTGAGTGGTCTTATAATTAAAGTACATCAAAGTACATGTGTCTCTATAAAAAATATCATTTTCATAAAACTGAGCTACATTATAATAATCAAACCAACTCTGAGAATATTTAGATATTTCATCTAAATCATCACGAGTTAAGCTTGGGTCTATTTTTAACAGTTCAGTAATAGGCAGTGTTTTTATTTCTCCCCAGTAAAAACAATCTTTAAAGTGTGGGTCTTCCGTATAACTATAAACCACATTGGCTGGGTCTACATATGATATTTGTACACCAGCGCCTGGAAGAAACTCATGCTTAGCAACCGACATTCCAACAACAGTAGAGTCATAATCTAACTGCTTTCTAATATCATCATAATGATTCTCCGCAAACATTGTGTCTATAGCCTCTTCTTCTGCAATCTCTATAGCTGGCTTATAGTTTAAATTCATGTATAAACTCATCTCTTCATCTGAAGAGGGCAAGTCATCTGGATTCATAGTAAAAGTTTGAATCCCTGTTTCTTCTTGCATCATTGTCAAAACATCTTTGGCGGCCATTTGACCTTCTATCATGTCTTGATACTTGCTACGCTTAGCTTGTGAAAGTGCGTCTTGAGCGTATGCTTTAACCTTGAACTCTCGGTCTTGCATGCCGTTGACCACAATGTCTACAAATTTAGGAAGGATAGGGACAGGAGTCCAGTCCAAGTTTAAATAAGATAGGTCTCCGTCTACCGCTAATTCGTTTTTGTATTTTGCTATGGATTGCTCTCCTCTAGCATAAAGACGAAGTCTGTGAAAATCTCGCCATTGATTATAATATCTACATTGATTCCCGTCTTTCTTAAACCACTCGTATTGTATTGCCTGGCCTATCTGAAGGCCAAACTCATCTGTTGCTTTTTCAGCGTCAGAAACAAACTGGCTAGGAAAATATGTAGATGATATGTTTATAGTAACATCTTTCATCTATGTAATTAATTCACTTATTGTTCCTTTATTTGTATACCTTGCAAAGTTAAGGTTTATTTTTGATTGTTTTTTCTCTGGGAGGTACATGTGCTTTTGGTTTGCCATGATTGCTAAGCCTGAACTAATAGATGCGTCAAACCGAGTTCTATTGTTAATATCAAACTTTGCCCAATCCTCTAAAGTTCTTGTAAACATCATGCTCCCCATCTCATCACTATCCCTAAAGCTACCCTCAAAATCTAACCCCACATATTTTTCTATGTAGGATTCTATAGCAGCGGCATGAGACTGCTTTACGTCTTCAGAGCTATTAGGGATTCCTCCTAACTCTTTTTCGGTTTTTGATAGCTTAGAGTAATGTTTGTCTGGTCTGTTCATGCAAAAGTGTCTATACCCTCTGTTTTTGAAATGATACAGCAGTCTAGGCTTGTTGTTTTCTATAAGTATTGGCATTCCATATAATACGCAGGCCATTAATACTTCTTCAAAAAATATCTCAGCGGTTTGAGGCCTGGCTATGTACTCTAGAAAAAACTCATTTGATGGAGCCTCCTCCATGCTAAATTTTGTCAAACCATGAAGCGCTCCATTAGAACCTCCACCGCCTACAGTTCCAGATATATCATAACTATCACATCCAAAAGCTCCCATATGTTCGTTGCCTGGATACTTATATCCGTTTCTTTCTAAAACTCTGTTTTGAACACCTTTTGCTGGAACCCAGCTTATTAAAAATCTACCACGAGTATCTGGTTTAAACACTACCTTGGTGTCTTTAATACCATTAAGCCATGACATATTACCCCTGGTTAGATGATGTTCTCTTATTAATGAATCATTAAAATCAATCTGCTGATATATTTTAGTTAAGTTAAATATAGAGGCTTTGCTCTCATCTCTAAAAGCGTGTGACTCTGTTCTTGGAAACTGCCTATAGTATTCATTAAGGGCATCTGCGTCAGACTTCAAAGATTCTACTTCTGCCTCCCAATAATCAATAGCGCCATTTTCTATCCATTCGCCATCTACACCCTTTACTTTGTCTGCGCTCTTACGCAATACAGGGTGACCATATAAATCTATAAAGCCTTCCATGTTATATTCCATTGGAATAAACAACGAGTATAATCCGCTTTTAGTTTGACCGTTGGCATTTCTTTTAGATATGTTTGAGTCTTCGTAAAGCTTTTTAAAATTTTTACCCCCCTTATCCAAAGAGTTGGATGTTGAACCCATTAAACATTTTCCTATTATCTTACTTCCCAACCTTAAACAAGTCTTAGTTACCCTCCAGTTGTTTAA